CCGAGATGCAGAACATCAATCGCACATTTGCAGGTATCGCACCTTTGACTTCCATGAATCCAAATGTCATGGATAACTTCGATACAGACAATGGGTCGAGATACATCGCTAAATTGCACAACTTTCCTCAAGAAATGTTGCGTGATAAAGACCAAGTTAAAGCTATTCGTGCACAGCGAGCTAATGATCAAGCTAACGCCGCGAATGCCGCTCAGACTGAGTCAGAGGCTAAGGTGATGTCTGATGTTCTCAACTCTGCGTCTAAGTTTAAGACTTCTCAGGCGGGGTAATTCTTGAATAGGAATCAGGTCGAGGTTCAAAAGCGGGCAGCAGCTCGCTTTCGGGCTAAGGTTATTGACTATAAGAAGACGTTTAATTCTGAGTCCGGCAAACGGGTTCTTTATGAAATGATGCTCGATGCGTGTATCATGAAGCCTCTACCAAAGTCTGAGCCAGAGCGCTCTGAATGTGAAGGCATGCGCCAAATCGTATTGAAGATTCTGACCATTATGAAGGTCGATCCAGAACAAATGACAAAATTAATCAGAGAGGCGGATGCACATGCTGCAAAATCTAGTAACATTTAGACATCGACTTATGGACAAGGCGGGTGATGGTGGGTCTGGTGGTGGGTCCTCCTCAGGCGGTGGACAGTCAGGACAAGGCGCCGGTAGTGGTAATAACGGCGGATCAGGTGGTAATTCTAATGGATCTTCTTCCGGAGATAAAAACGGAGGAGGAGCTAATGACCCGTTATTTGGAGACGGCGGGAGTGGTTCTGGAAGTGGTGGAGGATCTGGAGCCGGAGGAAGCTCCGGCGCAGCTAATTCCGGACAACAAAATAATGGCGGTTCTAACAAACCTCTCATTCCAGACAATTGGAAAGACTCACTTCCCGATGATTTGAAAAACGCGCCGTACATGGCGAATGTTCCAAGCGTAGAAGTTCTAGTTAAAAACTACGCGAATGCTCAGAAGATGATTGGCGCAGACAAGGTTGCCATCCCAGGACAACACGCTTCGACTGATGATTGGAAAGAAACCTTCCACAAGCTTGGCAACCCAAGAACAATGGAAGAATACAAATTTGATTTAGAAGACGCCAATAAAGAAGGTGTAGACGAAAAATTCCTTGAGGAGTTCAAGAAGTCCGCTTGGGGCGCTGGCGTTCTCCCCAGACAAGCAAAGCAGCTTGCGGATTGGTTTAGCCAGTTTTCGAAGAAAGCTATGGATGATGCTTCAGCAAAATATGAAGCCGATCTCGCTTCTCACGAAAAGAAACTTAAATCTGAGTGGGGAGATAGCTATGATTCCAACATGGCAAAAGCTAGGGCAGCTCTCAAGCATCATGCCACCAAAGAAGAGATTGAATATTTCAAGAACTCTGGACTCGGGAGAAATCCCATATTCCAGCGCTTTATGGCTAAGGTGGGCGAACAGTTCGCTGAAGATACGATCAAAGGTGGTGGCAATGGTGACGGGTCGCGTCGATTGACGCCTGCCCAAGCGGCAGAACGGATTAAAGAGATCCAAGGAGATCCTAAGCATCCGTATTGGAATCCGAACCATGAGAACCATATTGCAGCTAAAAAAGAGATGACTTCCCTATTCGAAAGTCAGGCTGCCGGTAAAAAATAGTAAAATGTTCTTGTAAATTCTCGTGGGCCTTTTGTAATATAAAGGCTTGTGACAGTCTACATCGCGTCCCCAGAGGGCAATCTTTAAAGATCCTCGTTAAAGGGATGAGCGACCGAATCCGGGCGACCGGGCAATTCAAAGACAGAGTTGTTTATTTGGTTTTTCATCTTTTATTTTAAGGGGGACTTAAAATGTCTTTTCAAGTTACAGAAGCGTTTGTACTTCAGTTTAGTGCAAACATCTACATGCTCTCTCAGCAACGCGGTTCCAAATTAAAAGGAACTTGCCGCTCGGAAAGCATCAACGGGAAGTCTAAGGCTTTCGACCGTATCGGGTCGAAGACGGCTCAGCGTAAGCAAGGCCGCCACGAAGACACTCCCCAGACCGATACTCCGCACTCGAGACGTTGGTGCTACCTGTACGACTACCATGACGGCGATCTGATCGATGACATGGATAAGATCCGTATGCTCAACGATCCGCAATCTGAGTACATGCTCGCGATTGCATGGGCGCTTGGTCGTTCGATGGATGATGAGTTCATCGATGCTGCTGACGGCACGGCTGTCACTGGCGAAGATCAAGATGGAACGGCTGCTCACCCGAATAGCCAAAAGATCGTAGCGACGAACGGCACGACCGCCACCAACATGTCGGTTCGCACTCTTCGCCACATCAAACAGCTTTTCGACCAAGCTGAAGTTCCGCAGGAAATTCCCCGTCACATCGCGATGACGGCAAGCCAGTTCAACGCACTTTTGGGTCAAACCGAAGTGACCAGCGCCGATTACAACTCGGTAAAAGCGTTGGTGAACGGTCAGATCGACACGTTCTTGGGCTTCAAGTTCCACCAAATCGAACGTCTGGATCTCCAGACTGAAGCGTTGTCAGCCGACTTGGCGACCGGCGCGGTTGGATCTGGTGGCGGCGATGTGAATGGCTACCGTAAGGTTCTTGCGTGGGCGCAAGACGGTATGATCATGGGCATCGGCCAAGACGTCAAGGGTCGTATCTCTGAGCGTGATGACAAATGTTATTCCGTTCAAACTTACGGTTCGATGTCGACCGGCGCGGTCCGCATGGAAGAAGTTAAAGTTGTAGTCGCATTCTGCGACGAAACTCCGGCTTAATCCAAGTATCAGCAAATAAACAGGCCATATTTAGCGGCCTGTTTTCGAAGTGGAACTTAAATTTTTTCAAGGAGTTTTAAATGGCTGTTGCAAATGGAGTGAGCACCGCTAAACAAGCAAACGGCGGCATGCGCAATCCCGAAACCTACAACGGAAAAACGCGCGTTTTGTGCGATAAGTACGTTTTCCCGGCAGATGTTTTTGCTGCCGCCGATTTCATCAAAATCGGAACTTTGCCGATTGGCGCAGTGCCACTTCGTGCAGGTATCCGTGTTGGTGACACCGGCACGACTGGAGCATTTTCGCTAGGAACCGAAGCAGATCCCGATGGCTTTATTGCTACCGGCGATTCGGACGGTGCTGCGGGCTTGAGCAAGGCTTCGACAACTGAAGCTCAGATTGGTCAGCGCTTGGCTGTTGCTACCGACGTTCGCGTCGATTGCACAGAAGTGACTGATGATGCTGAAGGCGTTGAGCTTTTCGCTTGGGTTGAGTACATCGTTCTTGGCGAGTAATCGCTAATGGCGGTAGCATCTGATACCGAAATAATGAATTCAGCCCTCATTAAACTGGGGGCTGAACGCATCATCTCTGCAAACGACGAGAACAATCGCGCGCGTCTTTGCAAAGAGCAGTACCCGAAGGTACGTGATGATCTTTTGCGCGCGCATCCCTGGAAATTTTCTGTTCGCCGTGTTTCTTTGACGGCCATTGATCCGAAACCTGCCGGTTACGGTGACTATGCTTACGTTATGACTTTGCCCAGTGATTGCATCCGAGTTCTTGAGCTTGTGAATTGCAACATCAATGAGGTGTGGGACACCGAAGATCGTTATTTGCTGGTCAACTACGCTCCGGTGACATTGCGCTATATTTCGCGCGTAACAAATGTTGCAAAATATGATGATAATTTTTGTGAAGTTTTAGCTTGGCAGCTAGCCGCAGATCTTGCCTATGCACTTGTTGGCGATAAAGAGAAAGCCGATGGCGTCAAGGTAATGGCAGAAAGAGCATTGAGTCAGGCTAGAAGCTTCAATGCTCAGCAAGGATCTGTTAAAAGGTTTGTATCCGATAACTGGAAAAATGCTCGTAGGTACTAAGCGTGAGGAATTTGCTTGGCAAGAAACAATCACATCTTCAATTCATTTATTGCAGGCGAAGTATCACCTAAGTTCTTTGGGCGAACCAATACACAACCTTATCCAGATGGCTGTGAAGAGCTAAGAAACGTAATCCCCTTTACTCAAGGCGGAGCTACGAAATCGCCAGGAACTTTATTTAAGTACCGAGTCTTCAAAAAAGATGAGGTCTCAAACCCTGCACAGGTGAGACTGATTCCGTTCTACGGTACTGATGGTAGCCGGTGGCAGCTTATTATCACAGACGAGACTCCGCTTCTTGTAGAAGCTCCGTTGGTCGCAGGAAGTCCTACTCCGGTTCCAGCAAGCACCAGCTCTTGGCGTGCATACAACATCGACACGGGTGAGCTTTCAGCGCTTGTTCAATATGATTGGGCGGGAACGAACATCACGCAGTTTGAGACTGAATACAATCTTGGCTCTAGTGGCCGGGACATCGTTCTAAACGAGATCCAGTACGCCCAGAGTGGTGACACATGCGTTGCGGTCCACGGCAAATTTAGGCCGATGTTGATCAAATACGATCCGACTGAAAACTTTCTCGGCTGCAAATTTTATTTCGAACCATTTCCCCGCCCCTTTGGCGCATCGACCGGCTTTGGCGTAACTGGTGCCTACTATGCAGAATTCCCGTTTTTGCCGCTAAACACGTTTATGAGTGAAGGCACCTTCACCATGGCTGTGGATCTCAACTTGGCCGCAGACTCTCCTGACGGCGGCAATAACAACGCTAAAATTGATTTTACGTTCTTCGACACGACAATCGTTCTCGATAACACTTGGATCGGTAGAGTCTTGAGAGGCTCACAGGATGCGAAGACAATTTCCCTTCAAATCTATGAGATCGTGGACAGCAATACGGCCAATGCTCGGGTTATTGCCGGAGCACTTGATGCCGATCCTACGACGTTCTTAAGTTCGGAGATCGAGCTTGGCGCGTGGGATACAAAACATGGATTCCCAAGATCGGTAGCTTTCTTTGATTCGAGACTTGTCTTCGGCGGAACGGATTATTTCCCCGATCAAATTTGGTTCTCGAAACTAAACAACATCAAGTGGTACATGAGCAGGCTCTTAGAGCAAGATCCTGACTTTACTGATCCGATCACAAATGCTGACACATTCTCAGTTACGCTTAAGCAAAATATTTACTCGAAGATTCAATGGCTCTCACCGGGTAAAAATTTAACTGCCGGAACGAACTCTGGAGAATTCATCGTCAAAGGCCCTGACACCACTCAAGTCATTGGCGCTTTAAATGTGTCTTCAGATGTAGAGACTCCGCACGGGTCGGCCTATATTCAGTCGATTAAGAATGAAAACACCACGATTTTTGTTCAGCGAAACAGAAAGTGGCTGAGAGAACTTGTTTTCAATCTCGACGAGAACTCATTCATCGCGCCGAATCTCAACATTTTAAATCCTGACATTGCCGCGAAGTTTGGGCTTGAGAGAGCGGATGACGAAGAGGATCTGGCGATTACGCCCGGAGCCTTCGTTGCGATGGTCAAGCAAGAAGTGCCGTGGCAAATCGTTTGGTGCCTCGACAATAACGGCGCTCTCCTTGGTGTAGTGCGAGACCGAACCCAAAATGTGGTCGCATGGTGCACTCGTGAACTTGCAGGCGTCAGAACTATCTCTGACATCATTTACCGACCAAAAATTAAATCGATTAGTTCGATTCAGAAATCAGCTCTTGATGAGTTCGGCACAGGTGGTGAGCCTGATGAATTGTGGATGGCCGTTTCCCGCAGATATGACGGTGCTGATGCTTTCTACTTAGAGAAACTCATGCCCGAGTGGGAATATGGAAAAATTCAGAATAACTGGAACTTCGATGATGATGTGGCTCCTGTTTACCTTGATATGTGCGTTTTTCGCGATAGCGCCAATGGCCCTAGCGAGTTTGATGCGGGGTTAGTGACATTAGATCATCTTGAAGAAGGTCAAGTTGTAGGGGTAGTTAAGGATGGTTTTTGGCTTGGTGAATTCACTGTAAATTCTGATCAGCAAATTGATATATCAGCACATTGTTCTCAAGAAGAACTAGACGGTGATGTGGATCTAAAGCTTCTTGTTGGGTTTAATTTCCTTGGAAGACTGAATCCATTGCCTCCTGAGGTTCCGGCGCGGCTTGGAACTTCAATGGGTAATTTAAGAAGGATTGACCGGATAACGATTAATTTCTTTAGATCAATCGGATGCCGTTTTGGCAGATACACCGACGATTTACAAGAGAACACGCCGGTTTCACCTTTAGAGGAAGTGAATTTCCCGCTTGATCCGAATCAAGGACCGACGCCTCTTTTCTCAGGAGAAAAGGTTCTGGATTTTCCTCAAGGCTGGGAAACAAGACCGCGCGTGCTGATTGAGTTTCATTTGCCGTTTCCTGCAACAGTCACACATATGACTGCGAGGATGAATGTTAGCGAGTGAGTTTTTTAGGGAGTTTAAACCGGAGCATGTAGATCAAGTTGAATTGATGGAGGCTTATGGCGATCAAAAAATTTCTAGAGAAAATTTTCTCAGAGGTGTTTCGCTTGGTTGTCCGGCTTACAGCTTGGTCGTGCCAGATACCGATACTGCTCTTGCTTGCTTTGGCGCTCATTCACTCTATGATGGCGTCATGGAGTGCTGGGCTTTGGTAAGTCGTGATGTGGATAAATATTCACATTATTATGCAAAGCAAACTAAGCTGTTGATGAATTGGTTTTTTGAAAAGCAAAATCTTCGCCGGATGCAGATTTTCATCCGGGCCGACCAGGAATGGGCAAGGCGTTGGGCTTATTATTTGGAATTTGAATTGGAGGGGCGACTAAAGAATTATGGAGAAGACAACCATGATTACTTTTTGTTCGCGAAGGTGAGGAACGCATGATTCCGGCAATTGCCATGGCCGTAATGGGCGCAGGGACATTGATGCAGGCTTATGGCCAGTACCGCGCGGCTTTTGATCAGGCCGACGCTGAAGACGCTAATGCGGATTGGTACAGAGAACAGGCTGCTTTTGCCAGAGAATCTGGTGAGCGGCAGAGAATGATTTTTGACCGTGAGTCAAAGGTTCTCTTTGGTGAACAGGAAAGCGCTTTTGCTAAGGCTGGAGTCGACACAGCGCAGAGTTCATTGTTTATGGCTCAACAATCGCTTTATCGCGCTCAAGAAGGTTATGCGATTGACCGCGAGACCGAAATGAATGAACGTCTTGCTACTTTGCGCGCAGATCAGGCACAACAAACTGCATCCGATTTGAGAAGAGGAGCACCACTCAATGCGATTGGTGGACTACTTCAAGGCGGAGGCCAAATTCTTTCAGTAGCAGGTAGGGGCGGCGGATAATGGCGATCATTCCACGGGCACAAGAAAATTTGCGGATGAATGTTTCCTCTCCTGTTCCTATCGCCGGGACAAGTGACGCCAGGATCATCGGCGAATCGATGGCCAATATGGGAGCTGGTGCTGCATCATTCGGCAAGGCCGTTTATTCGCATTTTCAGCGGCAAGAAGATTTCGCGACAGAAAATAGAAAACTCGATGCGAAAAATAATCTTGAAAATGTTTACCGTGAATCTTATGCGGAAGCGAAGAGAAAAGCAGCGCCTGATGGATCTGATCTCGGCAAAAAAATGATGGAAGAGCTTGAGCCAAGACTCAATGAACTTTACACGCCGATGACCGGCGATACTGAAGTTTATAAATCAACCAAGATGATGGAAGATCGTATCAATAGCGATTTTTCAACTGACTTAGTGATCGAGCAAGGCGTGATGCTTGAGAAGCACAACTATCAGCAGCTCGAGACTTCAGGCGACAATTTGGCGAATTCGATTCGCGAGGCCCCGAATGAAGTTGTGATGTCTTCGAAAATTAAAGAGTACGGTGCGACCGTTGATTCCATCGTGGCCAAGGGCGGGATGTCTCCGTCGAATGCCGTCAAGGTTCGCCAGTCGTTCTACAACAAGTCATCTAGACAGTTTATAGAGGGACTTGAGGACCGTAAGCAGTATGGAAAGGCTTTGCAGTTTCTTAAAGCCAATCAAGAGGACCCAAATCTTTCGACCGCTTTAAGTCCACAAGATGCTCAAAAAATGGGTTTTATCACTGGCCCTGAGGCTGAAGCTCTTTCAAGCCGTGGAGAGACTTACAAGGTTCCAGTCATGACTAAAGGAGATAAAGTCAAACTTACTCCTGAGATGTCAGAAGCTCTTCAGCATATGGACCCTAAAGAGAAAGCAAACTGGATTGATAATCTGCAATCAAAAGCATTAGCTGAGTCAGCCACAAGACTTTCTGAGTTGAATGCCCAAGTAAATGGATTTGAAGTTGTAGCCACAAATGGTGGTGATTATTCACCCTCTCAAGTCGCAAAACTCAAGACAGCAATCAACAACAATCCAAACTTGAACGCCACATCGAGAACCAGAATGATGGATCAGATCAATACCGCTGACACCATCAATAGCCAAATGAAGGTTCTTGCCAACACTCCCAGGGCACAGTGGGGAGAGGTTATGGCCAAGTTTGATGAGAAGTTAAAACTCTCTGAAAACGATGCTGCCAAATACGATCCTAAAATGAAAGGCATTGGCCAGGATTTTGCCGTACAAGCGAACCGCATGCAGGCTAAAAAGAAATTGATGGAATCGGTTAAGCGTGAACTCGACCGCCAAGAGAGCATGCCTGCCTCATACGTTATGAAGAACGATCCTGCCATTGCCGATCTATTCAGAGCCACAGGATCTAAAGACCCTGCCGATGCGCAGAGATATGCTGCGGCCACATTGGCGCGTCAAAACTATTTGGGCATAAGCCAAGCGAATATGCAGCTCTTGCCCGATCCTTCAGGTGAAGCCGATTTCCTCAAAGCCCAGCCCGACTCTTCTTTGGCGTCAAGGCGGGTGAGTGAATTACAGGCTCAATGGGGGCCATATTTCCCGAAGGTTATGAATGAGATCGCATCGAGCGACAAGTCCATGTCGGCTTATCGTGCGGCAGTGTATGTGTCTCCTCAGGTTCGTCCTTACGTGATTGATGCAATCAGAAACCAAGCTGAGATCAATAAATCATTCAAAGAACAACCCGGCGCCGCAGCCTCTTTGACTGCGATTAAAAATATGGTTTCTCTCAAGATGGAATCCTTCACTAAGGGTCTTACGTCGGGAGCGAATAGCTCGAAGAGACTTGAGATCGCAAATTCCATGCAAGAAGCGATCAAGCTTCAGGTTATGCGTGAGGCAGTTAGACCAGGCGCAGATCTTAATGAGTCGATTGATCGTGTGTACAAACAAACTGTTGCTGATAATTTCTATTTTGAATCAGGTGGCAATTCTGATGTTGTGGTGCCTAAAAAATCTGGCCGCGTGATGATGGATGAAGGCGTTGTAAGTAACTTCATCACCGCAAATTCTGGCCAAGAGGGTTTAAAGCGTTGGAACGTGCAAGTTCCTATCAACTACAAACCAGATCGTTATTTTAAAGATATTCGTGATAACGGCAAGTGGGTCACTAATGAAGCGATGGACGGCATTTCTCTTAAAATGAGAAACAATGAAACTGGATTGTTTATGCCGGTGCTTGATAACCAAGGTAGAGAGATTGAAGTTAAGTATGAAGATATTCAATCAAATCCGCAGTGGTCTGAAAGTAAGGGCGAATCCGCTATGTCCTGGTTTGGAAAGACATTTGTAAAAGAAATGCACCGAGTAACGGGAATTCCTTATGCTGAGTGAAGAACCAAGCTGGCCGTCATTTGACGCCTACAAAAATCAGAAAGCTCCGACCACATCTGAAGATGTTGTCGATGCGTCTTTTGAGCTAGCACAACTTGATACCGGCGTAATGCTTGGCGCGCGAATGAAATCGGTAAAAGATCTCGAGTCTTCAGGAGCAAAAATGCTTTCTCCTGAAGAGGCAAATGGTCTTTATCCCGATATGCCGACGCCGTTTAAAGAGCCGGTAAATCCTTACGTTGCCCAAATGATTTCAGACCGGGAGACCGATAAGCGTGAGCTTGAGCGGAAGATTCAAGAAGGCCCGCAAGATGCATGGACAAAAGCGAAGTCATTCGGCGCAGGCCTTCTTGCTCACCTCATGGACCCAATCGAATTTGGCGTAGGGGCCGTGACCGGATGGGGCGTTGGTGGCGCACTCGCTAAGACCGCATGGGGAGCAAGACTTGCCGCTCAACAGGGCGCAAGTTTTACCGCACGCACAGCCCTTCAGGCAGTTGAAGCGGTAAGTGGTAATACGATTGAGAACACTCTCCAGGAAGCCGCTGTATACGGCGTCCAGGAAGGTTTAGAGGGCATTAAATATGACCCTGTTCAAGGAATGCAGAATATTGCGGTCAGCACGTTTTTTGGCTCTCTCGTTGGCGGCGGGATCAAAGAGGGTTCATTTCGTCTTGGCAGATTCTTAAAAGGCACAAGCCCCGAGGCCGATCTTGCCGTTCTTCGCGGCATGCGCGGTCAAGCTGAAGCTGGCTTAAAAGTTGATCCAACTCAAGTTTTAGAACAAATGGTAAGGGAGACAGATGTAAGGTCAGAAAATTTCCCAAACAAAGGAAGTTACTCATATGAGAAACTCACTTCTGAATCAACAAAAGGGAAGAAGTTCTATATTGCCTCTGATCGTGTTGATGATCTTAATCCTGATACAATGCGGAATGTTGGTGAACATCGTGGTACTGGACTCCAATTAACCGACAATCATCTCGTGGCAAATGCCGCAGCCAATAGATCCATGGCCGATGCAAAAGGTGGAGTTGTAGAGGTTGAGTTTAAGGAAGGCGTAAAACTTCTTGATCTCGATCAGCCAGCATCGCCTGATGTGGTTGAATTTTTTAGAAATCCACTTCAAGGAATTGTGAGTGACTTTGAGGATGCGATTGCCAATCGCCCAGTGAAAGAGCTTCTCGATGCTCTTTGGAATGCAGCGGATGAGGGCGCTGCGGACCCCATGCAAATCTATGATCTTGAGGCGAAACTTCAGGGAGCTGGTTACGGTGCTTACGTGTCTGACGGCTCATCAGTTGGCGGAGTTGACCACGCGAAACACAACGTAGTGACCGTTTTAGATCGTAAACATTTGAGCGTGGTTGCGGCAAATAGCGCAGACCCAGAAATCAAAGTCGATGTTCCATCAGATAAAATCAGAGAGATGGAAGCTCAGTACAACGATCCAAAACGCCAAGCCCATATTGATCCAGAGTCTTTAGATCGGTTAGATCGTGAGAGTGTAGACGCTGAATCACAAGCAAAACTTCAAGCCGATGAGCTTGCTGATGATGAAGCGTTTTTAGCTGAGTTTGATTCAATGAGAGAACAAGGTCTTTTAGAAGAGGGTTTGGCTAAAGAAGTTGAATCCATCAGAGAGTTTGAAACCAAGACTAAACTTGAAGACACTGTACTCAAAGCTGTCATGGCTTGCGTGAGGGGATAATGGCTGACGATTGTTACAACAAAATTACGGGTCTTGATGAAGAAACTCACAAAAAGATTTTTGGTGAGGCCAAGATCCCTAAAGAAATGCTTAGACGTTTTGTTGACGATCTGGAGCAAATGAAAAAGGCTGCGGCTGAGAATCCGCAATTTGGATCGTTCGAATCCAGAGTAAATGAATACGTTCGTAAACAAAGAGAGTTTAATAAGATCACTAAAGAAGTGAGAAAAAAGGATCTTTTAAAAGCGAAGTCTTTACAGAACTACCTCAATCAAGAAGCTTACCGCGACAATCCAATTGAAGGCATGGTGGCAAGGCTTACGGCAGCGACCGACCTCGGTGTACTCAACAGGGAGTCGGCAGAGTTTAAGGGCTTTGCGATGGCTCGCGATCTAAATAACTTTGCAGCCGGTAAACTTCACGAAATGGGCGTCACGAGAGAATTCCTTAGTGGGGCAAACCAAAAGAACGTGTGGATTGAGACCAGAGCGCTGGCTGAGAACCGTGGCATCGGCTCAACTAAAGATGAAGTGGCAATGAAAATTGCAACGGTCATCAACGGTGTGAATAAAAAAATGTTCGATATGCAAAGAAATATCGGAATTCCACTTCGTGAAATGCCCGAGTACGTTGTGCCGTTGACTCACGATATCCCGTCTATTCGAGAGGCCGGTGAGGACGCCTGGGTTGCCGATATGAAAACCCGTAATCTCGACAAGAAAGCTATGTTTGGCGAGGCTGCCGGTAATTCTTCGGAAGAAGATAAGATCTTAAGATCTATCTACAAAGGTGTCACTCTCGGTAAAACCGGAATGAAGACCAATCTTACCGTGGACTCGTTTGATGAAGTTATTTTCGGGAAGAACTTGACCAAGAAACTCACTGAGTCGAGAACCATCAGATTTCTCGATGCAGCTTCTGAACACGACTACAACGAGAAGTGGGGCAAGGCGAATCTATCAGAACTTTTCTTTTCAAACATTGAGCGAAAATCTCGCATGATGGGATTGGTAGATGTATTTGGAAGTAACCCTGAGAGAATGCTCAGGCAAACGCTTTCAACATTTGAGGCCTCTGCCCGTAAAGGTGAGCGCCTTGAAACCGCTGACATGGTTAAGAAAAACACTGACAAGGTGATGAACGCTTATCATGAAGTCTCAGGCCAAGCCGCAATTCCAGGAACAAATGTTAAAGCTCAAATTGGCCACAGTCTTCGCATGATGAATGTGCTCTCAAAGCTTTGGGACTCAGGACTAAGATCCACAACAAACCTACCTATGACCGCGATGACATTAAAAACCTATGCAGGTGGGAACTTCTTCGAGCATTTAGGCGCTGTCACCGCCGACTTCATTAAGACAATCCCGAAGGGGGCTTCGAGACAGACCACCGAGCGGTTAGGTTATTTCGCCAGAGATTTTATCGCCGACATGAACGCCTCTTTTGGCGCAGGCGCAGGCACCGGCCTTGGCGGAAAAATGGCAAGGCTTCAATTCAAACTTAACGGCATGGATTACATCAATAATCGTGTGCAAGGAGCCTTCGCTAAGATCTTTATGTCTGATCTCGCAGAGGCCACAGCAAAAGGTTGGGATACGGCCAATCCACGAATGCAGGCGAGCATGCTCTCTGCTGGAATCAAAAAAGAAGATTTCGGAGTTCTTGCTCATGCGATTGAAGACATGCCCGATGGCCGTAAGATGGTGACTGGAGAAGGAATCGACAATATTCCGGTCGATATCCTCATAGCTAGAGTTGAAGAGTACAACAAGAATTTACCACAAGGTTTCAAGCGCTCAGGCAAAGTGACAGTTGATTCGTATAAACAAGATTTGAAGTATAAGTTTTTAGGCCTTGTCGCCCAAGGCGCTATGGCGTCCTCGACTTCCGCAGGTGCAAGAGAACGCGCAGTATTTACTCGTGGAACTTATAAGGGAACAAATGCCGGTGAAGTGTTAAGACTTTTTGGCCAGTTCAAAACTTTCTGGGCTCAGAATTTTAACCTTGTGACCGCAGCTATGCAGGCAAGTCCTGATGAGGCAAAGCTTGCGCGCGGGATTTTGATGAGTGGCAAGAAAGACTTTATCACTCCGGCTCAATTTTTCGTGATGGCAACGGCTTTTGCCTACATCGGTGACACGCTTATCGAGGCTTCTCGTGGCGAGAACCCCAAGGACCCAAGGAAGCTTGAGACCTGGGTGAATGCGATGGCTAAATCGGGCGCTGGGGGCCTTTATTCCGACATGCTCTTTGGTGACGTGTCGATGTGGGGGATGACCGAAAACGTCCTTGGTCCAACATTTGGGCAAGCCTTTGGACCGGCAGTTAAAGCGATCTCTCAGGGCCGTGATGAAATCACAGGTAAAAAGAAGGGCTCAGGCCCGCAGTTAGAAAACATGGCCACAAGGTTGATCAGGAACAACATTCCTTTTCAGCGGGCATGGGGAGCAAAACAGGCTCTTGATTACCTGCAATTTGATGTGATCCAAGAAAGCCTGACGCCTGGCTACAAAGCCAAGCAATCGATTAAGAATATTTTGGAGACAAGGAAGAACCGAATTAACATAGGGTTCTAAAGAGGGGAAAAAGTGAGTGTAGCAAATCAAACAGTTGGCACCATGACTCAGGGTGATGGTGTAACAACCACATTCGTAATTCCCTTTGACTTCATTCCAGGTTCAGCCACGGGAAATCCGGCTGGAGCTGATGGTGATCCGATCAAGGTTTACAAAGTCACCAGAGCTACGGGTGAAAAAGAACTTTTGGTTTTTGGTGCGGATGAAGATTACACCTACAATTATAACGATCCTTCTGATCTCGATCCGGTGTCGATTGAATTAGAGCCAGGAACAGCTCCATCAAACTTGTTTAATATCCTGGTCACTCGAGAACTTCCAATCACTCAGATTGTGAATTACATCAATACAGGTCAGTTCCTGGGTCGAGATCACATGAAGGCCATGGATCGCATGATCCTCATCGTTCAAGAGGTGGCCAACAAACTCAACCGTGCGCTCTTGTTTAACATCATGGATTCAGCCGTCGACCGCGAGATTCCGGTTGTTCCGACCACAGCCACAGAATGGGTTCTCGTTTGGAATAATGACGATGACGCTTTTGAGTGGGTGGATACCTCGATATTTGTTGGTCCAACAGGCCCCACAGGGCCTCAGGGTCCACAAGGAGAGCCTGGACCTCAAGGTGAGCAAGGTATTCAAGGGATACAAGGGCCTCAAGGTGAACAAGGTGAGACGGGTAATGGGCTTGTTTTCACCGGCCCGTTCACTGTGGCTGAGTCAGATAATGAAGATTTAACCGGCGAAGTTTTTGACAGCGGATCGGTCAATATGATCGACTGCATCGCAAAGGTTCGCCGTGGAACGACTGCTTTCGTCAAAGTCATGTTCACACTCGTTTTTAGAAATAGCGCGTGGGAGTACATCGACGGTGGGGAAAGATTCAACGAAGCAGGTCTTTGGTCGGAAGTTGTGTTTACAGTAGACGCTGTGACAGGTCAGATTAATGCGGACAATCAGGGGAGCGGGGATGTCGAAATTCACTTACAAAAAACTATTTGGGCTGTTTAGTCTTCTTTTTGTTTGCATGGTCGCCACTGGCACCGTGCATGAAAAGAACGGTAATTTCATTGAGTGGCTGAAGATTGGAAGCCAAGCACCGGCCACCGCGTCGGCAGCCCTTGATATTGCTTCAATCACCAAAGGGATCTTGATTCCAAGGATGACTGAAGCACAACGGGATGCGATCTCAAGCCCGGCCACAGGTCTTCAAATTTACAACACCGACGACGATGTTTTTAACTACTGGGATGGGGACTCTTGGGAGCCGGTTGGTTCCGGTGATCTCGTTGGTCCCGCATCGAGCACAGACAATGCAGTTGCGGTGTGGGATGGAACGACGGGGAAGCTTTTAAAGAACTCCTCGGTTCTGATCAATAGTGGCGACATCACAGCCGGTGATGTGTTCATCAACAACAACGGGACCATTTCGGCTATCAACGGCCAGACATTTGATATCACCACGGAAGACAACGTATCTGGCGACACAACAGAACTCCAGCTTTACTCTGGCGCTGCAAATTTATCTTCAGGATTTCTCGATTTTAGATCTGGCACAGGACAGACTACCGGCACGGTTGATATTCATAGCGGCACAGCTTCCTCTGGCTCAGGCCAAGTGTCTCTTTACTCAGGCAGTGGGGATGCGAGTGGTGCCGTTGAGATTAGGTCCGGTGCTGGTAATACTCAGTCGGGATCAATCAGTCTTTTAACCGGCAATGCTTCGGCTGGAAATTCCGGCGATATTGTTTTGTCTCCTGGGACTGCGACTGGAACTGCGGGCAAGATTCGCCTTGCTGATAGCTCTATTGGTACAGCCGGAAAAGCTTGGGTTTCAACCAACGCCTTTGGTGCGGGAAATTGGGGAACTCTTGGGGCTGTTGGTGGTGGTACTGGACTAACGAGCTATACACTCGGCGATCTGATTTACTCCTCGGCGACGAATGTTCTATCAAAACTTGGTATCGGTACACCAGGGCAAGTTCTTAAAGTGAGCGCGAGCAGTCTCCCTGCTTGGGGTGCAGCTCCCGAAGGTCAGGTTAATTTCATTAAGAATCCATCTGCGGAATTTAATGCGAATGACATCACTACGAGTAACGCTTCCGTATCTCAAGACACTGATTCGGGTGACGCCATTGGTGGTGCGAATTCGATTCTGTGCGATGCTTCGGCTCAGAATGGGTATTGTGAGTTCGATCTTAACACCATCACACGTCCTTATGATCGTGGTGATTGTCATTTCGAAGGTTGGTATAAGGGCGATGCGACTCTCTACAAGGCACAAATTCTTGATGGCTCAGCGAACGTTCTAAACTCAAGCTTGGTTCTGACTAATGAGTCTGACTATCGCAAGTTTGATGTGACTTATCCTTGCGGCTCATCGAGGAAAGTCCGCTTCACACAAACTGAGGCTGGAACTGGTGCTGCGGTAAACCTTGGGAAATTGCTTTATGGCCCGCAATCTTATCCGACTATTCCTAGCCAAGCACGAAGAATTGGAAGCATTAAATATGCAGGGGCTTCAAGCTGCGTTTGGTTTACGGGCTCCACATCTTTCGGAAACTACAGTGCGGATACCGACTGCTCGAACCCAACGGTAACCGGCATCGCAAGTGCGCCTGGAACTAAAATTCCAGCGATTGTTCTAACTGGAGCGCCGAAGGGCACTTATTATTTTGTCGCCACTGGTGGGTTTTATAAAGCGGGCGCCGTCGATGCCGCAATTCAGTATCGTTTTTCCGATGGTACAAACGTCTCGACACCCGGCCAGCTCTATTCAAGCACGGGCATCGGTGGCACGCACACAATTGCAGGAACAATTGAATATACTACGGATCAATCATCGGTAACGGTAAACGTTCAAGGACGCACGGGAAGCGCATCAAACAATGCAAACATCGCTGCGGACGTTGCCGGTGTAACTGAGTTTTCAATTGATGTTTTCTATTTTCCGCTAAGCTCCGAAACGGTTATCCGTGCTGAAAATTCCGACTATGATTGGACCAGCTACACCCCTACATTCGCAGGCATGGGTACGGTTGGAACCGTCAATATGTTTCACAAGCGGGTTGGTGACACCCTCTTTATTCGAGGCTCGTGGGTAAACGGAACCGTATCTGCGACGACGGCTTCGATCACCCTGCCCAACAGCTTAACAATTGATTCAACAAAGGTTCCGGTGATCCAAAAGGTTGGTGACGGGTTTAGGTCTCCCAACACTGTAAGCGGAGTGGCCGTTCTTGGTACTGGCTCAGGCTCGGTTTTACAGTTTTCTTTGATTGCAAACGCAAGCGTAAATCCCAATGTCGCACAACTTGGTAACGCTATTTTTGGCTCTAGCGAAGCGGTTTACATTGATGCCGCAATCCCGATTACGGGTTGGTCAAACAATGGTCGAGCACCTCTTTTGGTTGGCTCGATAACATCAAACACCTCAGGCCTTGAGCGGATTGAGCGCGCGAACATCACGATCAACGGTGCGAGTTCGGCGATCAACTCACAGAGCGGGACCTGGATTTCTTCGCTCACGAATAATTCGTCGAATAAACAGACGGCGAATCTCGTCTCGGGAATGTTCTCGGCGACTCCGACCTGCGTTTGCACCGTTCAATACAGCAGCGCGAGCGGTTATAACTGCACGATTGAATCGGCGAGCACTAGCGCTGTGGCCATTCAGACGTTCGATCTTGCGACTCCGTCTGCGGCATTCGCGGCAAGCTTCACTGTCAATTTGATCTGCATGGGGCCGCGCTAATGGTCGATCAACAGAATACGGAAGAAGAGTGAAAACATCGACCAAAGTCGGATCTCTCCTTGGCGGTAGCGCCACGATAGCCTCTTTAGCTCTAGGTCTGGTTACGCCAGAGATGGTGAAGGAGTTTTTGGGAGAGGCGCTGCAATACCAAGTGACAAGCTTTACGATTGCATTTATTCTAGCGTGGAAAATAGTCAAGCGGGACATGCGTAAGGATAATGATGGTCTTGTGCAAGCTGTAAATAGGGTGAGCACAGAGCTTCATTATCTCAATGAGAACAACCTTAAAAGGTTTGCTGAGCAGGATGAAAAGATCGAACAGCTTCAGATTGATTTTTTAGATTTTAAACAGGCGAAAGCCTAAAGGGGGAAAAATGGCAGATCAGCCAGTTAAGTTAGGAATCGACAACCTTAAGAAAGTTGTCAGTGGTATTGCCACACTCGCAAACGTCGGCGATGCATTCGGCGCAACCACAGGTGTCAACCGTTGGTCTGAACTCTTGGGCCTTGGCGATTTGCTTCGTCAATTGAGCGGTATCGACTTCTCGAAAGTCATGCCTGAGTTCAAAGATTTGGACGCTGTAGAGCGCGCAGAGATTCTTGCTCTCTTCGAATCGAAACTTGATCTCCGCGATGACCAACTCGAAGCCGTCATTGAAAAAGGCGTCTCGATCTTGGAGCGCGCAGCAGGTATTGTCGAAGACACTCTTGCGCTCATCAAAGAAGCGAAGAAGTAATGAAAACGCTGATTTGGGTGGGGCTTTGCCTCACCCTATCCGCTTGCGCGGCACTCCCCAATATTGCAAACATCTTCTTTGGGGGAGCTACCGAAACTTATCCGCCTGGTGAACTTTACAAATACCGTGGCGAATTGCTGCTCACATTCGAGGGTCAGACCTTCGAAGGTGTTGGCGCAACAAAACTCACAGGACCTATTGATATCCGTGTTGATTCGAAATTTGGACTTGATCGATTGCAATTTACATCCTGCTCACGCCACGAAGTGATCAGAGATTTTGATGAGACATGGTTCTCTAAATCAAAAACATATACCTACCACTATGTTCCAAGTAAAGACGAACTGGTCGTAGGTTGCCCGCTTTATATTGAGGCATTTAGCAAGAAGGCGTTGGCCGCATGGGGTTTTATTGTGTTCGGCCATGACGAGTCTTTACCTGGTAGGATGAGCTGCAATGGAGAATCAACACTCTTTAAGCAGTCGTCACACTCAGTATGTCAAACCAAGGCTGGACTTGATCAATCATTAAGATTTGATGAGCCGATTGATGATTTCGAAGCAGATTCGATTTGCAATATGAAGAAGGTTGATCCAAGGACTTTTACTATGCGTCCAGGCCTTGGTATGTGTACGGCGACTTTTTTAGCGAAGGGCAAGTGGCATTCCTTAAACCTTATCGGATACGAGCGCGTGCTCGTGCAGGATGAATAATGGCTTCACTTATCGCTTTACTTCCGACAATCCTAACACTCCTTGGTTACGCTCTTAAGTGGTACGGGGCGAGCGAAGAAACGCTCACGGCCTATAAAAAACTGGTGGAACAATCAGCCAAAGATAATCTCATATCAGTCACCACCAAAGACAAACTTCTCACTCAACGTGAGAAGATCCTTGCACGAATGAAAGAAAAAGAAGAGGCAAACAAGCCTCCTGTAACCTAGGAGTAAATATGAATGTATGGAATGATCTGATCGAGGCGTACAAGAAGCGTGTCGAAATCCCGAGGCATTTGCGCGTAGCGAGTCTTGCGCAGTGGATATTGGAATCTGGACGTGGCACAAGTGGCTTAGCTAAGGCACACTTAAATTTCGGCGGAATCAAGATGCGAAAAGAACTCGCTCCCGTCGCAATCGGCATCAACTACAAGGCCCATGATGGGAAGGATGAGTATGCCAAATTTAAAACGGTTGATGATTTCATCACAGGCTTTTGGCTCTTCATTGGTAGAAAGCCTTACGAAGGCTGGGAAAAGAATTCTGACACTTCTCTCGACTTTGTTAGATTCATTCACCGCGCTGGTTATGCGGAAGCGGCAAACTACGTCAACCAAGTCTCACAACTATTCGCCGAAGCAGACAAACTTCTTGGCGTTGAAAAAGCTCCCGATCAAGGATCTCCAAGCGCCGAACCCACGCCAGGAGAGGCTCAGAATGAAGAAGCGGGCGAGGCAGGTCCGAATGAGGGTACGGAAAAAGAAACTCCAGAAATCGACGAGATCCTCTCACCTGTAGTTGTGTTGCTTGTAGGGCATGAGAAGAAAGCTGGTGGTGCGAATCTCAATCACTCTGCGTTCAAGAATGAATATGCCTACAACACGAAAACGGCTGAGATGGCTAAAGAGTATGCTGCTGAAAAGTTCCCAAACATGAAAGTCCACATCATCTTTAGAGATGGAGTAGGCAGATCAGGCGCATTGGCGAAGGCTAGAGACCTCAAGCCCGATGCAACAATCGAACTTCACTTCAACGCAGCAAACGCCAAAGCGATTGGGACCGAAACACTTTGCTCGGTTGAACAAAAAGACCGTGAGTTGGCTGAGATCGTTCAGCGCAAAGTGTGCCTGGTGTTTGGTCGTGGTGGAATGTCGAGAGGTGTAAAAGCCATTCCTCGTGGTGCTAGAGGCGGAGAGAATGTGTACCTGATGCCGGGTTACGCCAACTGTTTGATTGAGCCTTTCTTTGGCGACACCAAAACCGAGGCTGATATGGCGGTGGCTAAACACAAACAATATGCCTGCGCGCTGGTTGAGGCGATGATGGAGTGGTGTAAGAAAGTGAGTTTGGCATGAGTTCTGAAAAAGATTTCTTAAGAAAAATGGCCGAAGAGTTCCAAGAAGAAGTTAATGAACTCGGAGTGCACAAACTCACTAAAGATGGAATTCCTGGGCTAAAGACTCTTTCCATCTTTGATCTCTACGACGTAGAAATGGTGCTTACGCCAAAGAAGATCGACCAGACTGTTTCTCCCACCGTGGCGCAATTGCCGTCAGGTGATTACTTTGGGGCAACATGGATGGGGCTTGATCTTGATCTTCTTGGTCAATCAGAGTTCTCGAAAGAACTGCAAGCTCGCTACGTTCCTGAGTGGAAACGATGCGGACTTCCTCATTACAATACGCTCATTGGGATCAAATACGCCTGGTGTCTTCTTGGCCAGATTAAAGTTTTGCGCGAAGTTGGCGCGAACATTAAAGGGCTGACTGTTGCAGCGAGATCAGTTACGGAGTACGGCGAATCATGCCCATTCTGGTTTGGTTGCTTGCTTCCGATCAAACACGCAGGCGGCGGTCGCCATGGGGCCTTCTTCCTTTACTGGATCGACGAGAAAAGAAAAATCGCAGCTACACTTGATCGCAACAGATCAAACTTGTTTGCGGTTTTTGCGACTGATCTATCAGGGTCAGGTGACACGCTTGTTGGTGGACCACGGTGGCCAACAGGCTGGCCTGCTGGTAAATTGATCTCAAAAGAAGATGTTCTTGCTAGGTATCCACAATTTGCTGTCAAGGGCTCAGGCTCTTCTACTCGTTAAAAATAAAAAAGCCGATGGTTCATAACTCCATCGGCTTCCCCACAATCTAACAAAATCTATTTAGTCGTGCACAACGTATTCTACGAACCCCGTGAGCTTGCCGTCCGTTTGATCGGCACCGGCCACCGTCGCCGTGATGTTGCACGCGGCCCCAATGGACGCAATAAACGCCGACGCCGCCCCCGTCGACTGCCCTTCAACAAACGCTCCAGCGCTTGAGCCGGTGATGTCGGTGGCAGTCTTAATGTTGTTCGCATCTTCACAGGATAGCGCGACCGTTCCCGACCCTGCGTCGACGAATTGTGTATCCACTCTGAACCATGATCTAACGATGACAGCTTTTGCTGGCAACGCGACTCCAAGGTTGTGAGCCCCAATCGTTCCGCCATCGGTTGCGACTGAGTAATTGAATCTTGCCACTCGAAGATTCGAAATGCCTTCAGCGGTGTAACTTTGGGCTGCTGGCAGTGCCTGAAGTACATCCACTTCAGCTTCTACGGTTTTGAACCGTTTTGACACTTCTGGTTGGTAAGGAGTTTCTTGAGCGTGTGAATACGCTCCGCCGAAAAGATCGATGGCTAATGCCACCAAGAGAACTAGAGCAACACGCATACATCCCCCCTTGGGAAAAATAGTTATTAGATTTAAGAATGCAACAACGCCTCGAGATCAGCAATTATTTCATGCAAATTGGAAGGGCGCACCACGGCGGCGTAACCACCAGCGGCTTTGATTTGGCGTAGGCGATGAAGCTGAAGTTCATCCGGCCATCCATCTTCGGTCTTGAGTTCAAGCGCCACAAACTTGCCCTTGATCGTTCCTATAACATCAGGCACGCCACGAATGCTTCCGGCCTGAATCTTGACCCACCAGCTTTGGGGGATCGCCTCTAAAGCCGGTTTAACCTGGTTTAAACGGAACCTGGTCTCTGGTTGCTGAGCCACTAAATGAAGTCCAATGCCAAGCCTACTTGACCACTGACTTCGCAAGCCTTCGTTTGACCTAATGGATGGTACTTGTAGGTGAGAAAATCGAAGTTGATCACACGCATCTTGTGCTGATGCTCAAAAAGCCAGGCCACAAAATCCCGGTGAGATTTGCCATTAAATTTAGGGTTTTGCTGCGCTTGAATCATCTGGAGGTCTGTGAAGACAACCTTCCTTATCTTCCCGCGCAGCCTTTTAATCTGTCCCATTAGGCCTGAGCAGAGGTCCCTGCGCCAGCGTTGCGCTCACGTTCAATCAAAAGATCCACGAATTCGCTATGGCAAATGCCAAGCGCTTTGGAGCGCTCTTTTGCAAACTGAACATTGGACTTCTTGATGCGAGAGAAGAAATTGGTGTTTCGCTTCTCAGGAACAACGATTCCTCCAACTGCCGGTGCGGAAACGGGTGCTTCTTTCTTGGTGCTCATCTTCTTAACCTTTCTTGCCCGTGATTTCGCACGGGCCTTTTTCTTTTTTGTAGCCATAACTTGCCTTTCTTAAAATTTGCCTGTGCCACCACTTGGCATAGGACCAACTTCCTTCTCAGTAACATCATCAACCATAGCTTCAGTGTGAACCTTAGCTTGGCCTTGTTTGACCATCTTAAGCCAATGGAAAGCGTTCTCGATCAACTTCGGGTCAGTGCGCTCAACAGGCGAAACATCAGCCACAGCATAAGTGACTTTCTTGCCATTGATATCCGAAGTCTCTTTCTTAGACGAGAGCCTGCAAACCATCGACGCAGGGGTGAGTCCTGCATTCGTGTTCTTCATATACATCTGGGTCGTGAGCTTTTGGCCCGCGCGCAAAGATGTTCTACGGAATGAGAGCACATACGGGAACGCTGTTCCAAGCTCAAGCTCCGACTTCAGGAGAACGTAGAAATTCATGCAACGATCACGTTGAATTTGAATCTCTTCGCCTGTGCCTTCAACGATCTCTGTGTCTTCATACTTGAGGTTCTCGTTGGTTGGCGTGATTGGCACCGAACGAAGATAGGTCTTCTCGATGTTGCCCTTACCATCGTTGACGATTTTGTACTCAATAAAAACTTTTTCCATGAAGAAAGGAACAAAGTCGACGCCCTTTTCAAAGGTTCCAAGAAGATCGAGGTTTAAAGATTCGCGCCACTCACCAAACACGGCCTTACCGTCAGTCACTGGTGGCGACATCGGCTGCATCAAGAGGATACGCGGGATAATGATGTCTTTCTTGGTGATCGCACTGCCTGCGCCCCAATCAATATCGTCCTCACTAACCGCCAAAGCGTTTGTGCCAACGGGACCCGATGCGGGAGCGAGCGCTTTTTCTTCTTTCACTTGTTCTTCCTTTTTCTGCTTAGCCATTTATGACCCCTTTTCTTTTCGGAAATTCAAGTTAACCATCTTAGTCGGGGCCTCAAGTCCTGGCACTGTAAACTCAGCGCCCACCCCTTTGTCAATAGCTTCCTTGTGAGCTTCATTGTAAATCTTCTGCAAAACTTGGTGGTGAACTGAAAGCTTATCGTTGAGGAAGTTTTCCCCGTAATTTTGCTTGATAAAATCGAAAAACGCCATTTTGTCCTCTATCGTCTTTGGCGTAGGTACAACCAGCTTTTCAACAAAAAACACGGTGCCGACACCATCGACCACATATTTCTTCTTACCAGCCTGATTCATAGCTTCGATGAGCTTTCCTTCGGCCTCTGCAAACACCTTATATTTCGTCGTGGAGAACTCTTTTGCAGACTCGTAGTCCTCTCTCTTTTGCCGCATATCCGTAACTAGCTGGTCAAGCATCTCTGTTGTTATGGCTTGATTGGCCGCAGCTTCGGCCCATTCTTGATTATTAGTGCTCATACGCACCTCTCTTTCTTAAGCAAGGTTGATAGCAAATATGATTGATTATTTGCAAGCAATATTTAAAGCTTATTTTTCCAAGTTAAGATTTGGTCCCCTATCGCTTGCTTATTTTTCAAAGCTTCTCCGATAAGTTCATCGATAGTCCCTTCAGCGATGAGATCGATTCGAGTGATCGACGAGTGACGTTCAGAACCCCCTCGATAATTTCTACCCTCGCTCTGGAGGTCTGCTTCAAGAGAAAAGTTCTTCGAGTAGTAGATGGAGACATCGGATTCCACAAGGTTAATTCCAATACCACCGGCTGATTGATTTCCAATGAGCACACGACATTTGGGATCGTTGCAAAAGCGTCCGATATTTTCGTCACGATCTTTCTGTCCAATTCGCCCGTGCAGTTCTGCGTAATCGATTTTAAGAGATTCGCAGACTCTAGCGATGTCAGAATAATTCTCATGAAAAACCGACCAGACGATGATTTTATGTTCCCC